CACCAGGAGTAGTGGCACTAGGAATATCTTCAGGACCAGAGATAACGTGAACTTGGTGTCCTTGTTCTTTAAGAATTTTGGGAACATGTTGTTTCCATTGTGCTGTATAACGAGTTTCAACAGCCTCAAGATCTACAATATAGATCATCAGCGTTGAGCCCTTTCGCGTTTAAAGTTATTGCGACGAGGTTTAGTGCTGTGGTAATACTTGTTCCACACATCACTTTGGCGATTATATAAGTGAGCTTCGTTAAACTCAAGCAGTTCCATCCTACAAAAATCTCTAAATGCTTCGAGATCATCAAAAATTTTAACTACATCGGGACGGTCTTGAAAGTAACTAACTGTTTTATAATTCTTAGCCATAAAATTTCCTATTTTAGTATTTGATAAAAGAACCATTTTCTCCATCTTCGCTTATTTCAATCCAAATCTCTCGATTAGGATATCGTGCTGTGATTTCAGCGTGGAGATCTTCTGAAATCATCTCGCAAGATTTATAGTTTAATTCAAGTGTGCCTTGGTATAACTTTTCTAACCAACGCTTGAATTGGATAAACTCAATGTCTCTATCATCATGGAATACTTCTATATAAACTTTGAAGTGAAAGATATGACGATGCGGAGTTCCTAAAAAACTGACATCATATTCGTCACCAGTCTTAAGTTTAGGATCGGTTGCGGCTGCTGGATACATATGGATGCCTTCTTTACGAAAGGTTACCCATATCATTTTTTTAGGTCTAACGTCTTGTTTGATTATCATAATTTGATCCTGTCGGATAGCATAGATAGTTCCATTTCTGAAAGAAAGAATTGATAGGTGCTGGAGTCAATAACTTTGTAATTGTCTAGCGTTTCTTGAATAAATTCAACACAATATAGATTGTCAGGTTTATCACAAGGATGAATCTGTACTATGATACGAAATTCTGATGATTCTTTTAAAATAAATGTTTTCATACTGGAGTATCTCCGGTGTAGTCTTTCCAATCAGTATAGTTAGAGCGAGATTTTAGGTTGTGTAAGTAGTGACACCATACGCCAGGGTTGCTATGTCCCCATGTGGTGTCGTCGATTTTTAGTACAGTATTATAGTTATACAGACTAATATAGGGAAGTTTTACACTGATCATAGGAATAAAGTTGTCATTTTCACACCAACCTTGTTCATGTATATTATCAGCATATTTTACATCAAAGTCTAAAGTGACCCAATAGCCTAGGTCTAATAAACCCATGATCATTTCATCCCAGGACTGCCAATCCTCATAAGTTTCTGGACGAAAGCTTTGACTGGTGCCAAGATAGATATGTCGTAGATTGTATACCTTACTCGCGATTAGGTCAACGGGCTTGACTCCAACTACAAATAATGTTCGTTCTCCATACATAGGTGTATGTTCTACTTCGGTGCCAATAAAGTAGTCTACTTGTTGTCTACCTTCTGTGTCTATTGCCATAAAATGTAGCCTCTACTGTAGTTAGTTGGTCTATTTAGGCCATCGGCAAATGCCTGCTGCCATTCTGAGTCTCTATTATAACTTCTAGTCCAGAAACTGTCAATGTCTAATTCATTATTTTTGATCATGTCAACAGCCAAATTCATTGCTTCTTTAAATTTCTTATTTCTTGGACTTGGTCTTAGAGTTGTTATTGATTTCCATAGTAATATATCATTTTCTTTCTTACTAATATTTCTACTTGTGCCTTCAATTAATAATCCATTATTTTCAATAATATCTGGATTGAGAAACAGTTCTCTGCCACCATGTAGGTCAATAATAATGCCATAGTCTTGTCCAGGTTCTGCTTGTAAATCAACACCTGCTTTAGTCCAAACAGATTTATTATTGGTTCCTACTACTTCAACTTCTATATTGGTATAATGTTTAAGCCAGGTATAAACCACATAGCTTAGAAAACCACTGCCTATTAGGCAAATACGATCTCCAAATATAGCTCTGTTTGTTAATTCTCCTGTATATGACATTACTACATTAAGACCACAGGCTACCGGTTCTATGATATATTTAGGTAGTGCTTCTGGAATTAGAACAAATTCATTGTTTTTAACAGGATAACGATCTGCATAAGCAGGCTCTCCTCTTGTAGCAACAAGATCACCTTTTTTGACTTTTGTGTCACAATTATCGCCTACACTGATAACCTCTCCTAGACCTTCGTGTCCTTGCATGTCTAAAGGTAGCGGACCAAATTGTCCCGTCATCATGTCTATGTCACTACGACATACACCAGTCATTATGTTTTTTACGATAATACCAGAGTCCAAATATTTTGGACAATCGTATTTGGTCTCTGTAAAGTGTCCTTGTCCTTCTGTATAAAGAATTCGTGTCATAAATTTTCTATTTGTTGGTGAATCCACATGTCTTGTTCATATTGTCGTTGCCAAAATTCATCATTGTTTTTATTTTTAACAGTTTGTTTAATCATTTCCTTGTAAGCTATTTCAGGACAAAGTCCTAGATCATATCTAACCCCGTCGAAATCTATATAAACTAAGTCAAATCCGTTATTGCTTTTCCAATCGGCTATTAAATGATATTCTGTGTTTCGATTATTAATTTGTATTTCACACATATCATCTACATCAAAGATACCGTCTTTATCTATTGTTCCATAATCTGTATTGGTAAGCTCTGATAAATTATATCTTTGTTTTGATAGGCTATGTGTAGTGGTTCCAACTTTATAATCTGTCAATATTGTATAATAACTTAATAAGTGAGGCATTAGATCTCTACTTACTCCACCAAACGCAAGTTCTTTAGTAGTGAACCAACTGCCCGGATTAGGAATTCGATTATGATTTTCCCAGCAAATAGTGACTTTTTTTGCACTTGATGAAAGTGTTCTAAATTGGCTGATAGATCCTCTGTATTGATTATTTTTAACCATCATGAATCTTGTATCAGGAAAGTCCTCAATTAATTTACTCCAATTGGAGGAGTTAATAACACCCGGTTTTTCTACAAAAATAATACCACTATAATCTGCTAATTGCCTTGCAATCGATTCATGTGTATAATTAGGAGTAGTTATATTGACCGTATCGAAATGTTCGTACACTTCTAATAGATCTTCTATACTCGTAAAGTTAGCTGGTCGAACTGTATCTACAGTAATAACTTCATGCTCTAAACTCTTTAGAACAGGTTCGTAAACAGCAGAACCAAATCCCATACCTACTATTAGGCTACGCATTATTGTTCTCTTTCTCCAATTGATATTTCAAAAACATTCTTTCTACAGGTTCCATTTCTTTGGCAAAATGTTTTGGCATGTTTATAGTCATCATTTCAATATGATAATCTGTAGGATAATGTTTAAGTAGGTTCCTTGCCCGTTGTCTAACAATCCTTGGCACACGGGGAGTCATACTGGGCCTAAGAAGATCTATTAGAAATTGCTTAGTTTGAATAAGACTTTTATATCTTTCATCAGGCAGTGTCATATTGTTTCCAATTTGTCTAAACTATCGGGATCGAATTCTGGCTGTTCCTCTGATTTTACTACAGATTCCTCCACAGTGTCAAACAATTTGAAGAAATTGGTATCTGCATTCACAGTCCGTTTTCCAGTATTGCCCCTTGTTCCAGGAATTTCAATCCAAAACTTACTATATTTGTCTACCAATTTATTTGCTGTATCTCTGCTACTGGTGCTAAAAATCTCATCAACTACGTCTTTAAAGAATTTACGATCAAATTTTTCTTGAACTAACATAGCAGGGCATAGGCCTTGGTCGTATTGACGATTAGCTTCTTGGACAGAATTAATATGCATCCATACATTATGACCCATCATTATTGTATAGCTAAAACTATCCCAACTTGTTTTACCAATATTTCCTAATTTATTCTTGTCTGTGGGCCCATAGATACAGATATCTTTAATAGGAACATTTTCCATAATAGGACTATTTTCAAATTGCCTTGGAGAAAAGATTAAGTCTTGGTTAACTGCCTGTCTAAACTCTCTTGTGTCTGTGCTGTATTTTTTATCATCTGCACTGGGCAACATACGATATAGCCATTTTTCTTTATTAGCAATTTCTGTTTGAACATAGACTTGACCATTTGCAGTGGCTAAAAATGGGCTGGCACAATCAAAGCTTATGGTAAAATTTGGATTATGATATTTTCTAACAGCTCTTTGAACATCAGTTAATAACAATGCCCATTCTAGTTTGCTGGTTCCAAGAAAGTGCATCCAATCTTGATAGCCCTGTTCCAATAGACCATCAAATTTTAAACTAACTAATCTTTTTAATGTAAGATGAACATCACACATATTTTGTCCACCCATGGCCCAACCATTAAAATGATTGTCTGGATACTTTTTTGGATCACAGTAATGTTTCATACGCTGATACCAATCTTCTGCATCTGTATGATTTTCACCTTGTAATACATTTAAGAATTTACAGTTGCCATTGCGGTTCTTAATAAAGTAATCATTATTAATATAGGTAGCATTGACAGCTTCTTGATAAGTGCTAATTCCTGTGGCTTTCTGACCAGCTGGACTACGAGCTACCCAAGCTGGAATATCCAAACACATACCATAGTCCATTAGAGCATCCATCCAGGTTAGAACTTGTTGTCGTTTTTTACTGGCCTTAGGACAGTTAGGATCTTTCCAGTCTCCTTCCCACTTGCCTTTACCTATTTGAAATCCGCCACTGTCGCCTAATACCCAACTATTACTTCTATTCCTATTACGGAACATGTCTTCGCCTTCATCATGTTTGTTGAGATCAAGATTGGCATGTCCTGCACTATAAAGGCACCATTTGTAATAAAATGCGCCTTTAGCTGGATCTAAATAGTTCAAGCTTTCCACACCGTTGGCGAAACTCTTAGGTATACGATTAGGATCTACATAATTTCCATAACGCTGTTTGCCTATGTAAGTGGCATAGAAACCAGATGTTGCTGGTAAAAATAAAGCATAGTCTTTTTGTTCAGTTGTTAAATCACGGTTCATTGATTATTTTACCAAATGTTGTGCTAAAACCATACAACTGATCCAAACCCATAAGGTATTAAATCCTACCATTGTTGGTAATAATTTCTTTTCACTGGCCCATATTAAGGCCACGCTTGTTCCTAATGCTATAAAGTATAGCCACCAGATTTGTATAGCGAATATTAGACCGGGAATAATGATTATTGCTTTACTGGCCCAACTTAGACCGTCGACAATATTATAGTTGGTCCAATATGACTTGTCAAACCAGATTCGATAGCAATTTTTAATATTTTGCCAGCCTGTATGCCTATAGACAATAAAAGTTATTGTCATCCATGCTAGAGTAGCTATACTAATTTGTTCTAATGTCATTTGCTTTGAGCCGGAAGTATGTATTCGTATTCTGCCATACCGCTATCTATAGTAATCATCATAGCACCAGCGTCGGCAATCTTCATAGTCTTGTCACCGTCAAGATTGAGAATAGCTTGAACTTGTGATACAGGCCATGCCCAATTTTGTTTGAGCTTCTTACTTACGCCAGGTTCAAAGACAAATGATCCTGCATGAGTGCTGGCATCACCAAAAGCAAACACAAGATTATTATTTTCTGTTCTAACTTGAAAGTTGCTTTCTTCAGTATGAACCTGTGCTTGTAGTTTAAGCCTGCTGATTGCTGCTTGATGAGGTTCGAATTCTATATCCCAAGTAGCACCCTTAAACTTAACTGTTTTAAGTTTTTCATTGATTACTTCAGTGCTCATGAATCTATAGTCATTGCTGTAGTCTCCAGTTTGATTTTCAAAGTGTAGATTAACTGGAACATCCTCACCATTGCGTTCTTGTGTTACCACTTGAATAACAGCATTTTCTTTATATTCTGGGTTTTTCAAGTGCATGGCCAATTTGTCTAAGTTAGGCATACCAAAAGTTCCAACAAATTCGTTGATTGGTGCTTTAGTTTTTGCTGTCATGATCACTGAGCGATCATCTGCCATACTTTCGATAGTGGTTTCTTTACCGTCACCGTAGACCTTGGCTAATGGCAAAAAACCAAGGCTATGTGTATGTGCTACAATATCTTGTAAAATATCTTTCATGTTTTTTCCTTTATGTTATAGTATATAGATTTTTTTATTAAAAGTCAAACAATTTATTGAATGTGTTAGTCTGTTCGGTTGACCGAATATCCCAACCTAACACACCGATTAGATTTTCTAACTTCTTATCAATAATTGTTGCTTCCATTTCTTCGTGATCGAATGGTAATTCCTTAAACCATTTAGGTAGTCTAAGTTCATCAACCGGATAGGCCACTGAAGTATACTCCAGTGGATTGTCTTTTAATTTACAGACAATAACTTTAGCACCATCTGTAATGCCCATAGAATACTTGTCATTGAACATACGCTTTAGAGTGTTCCAATTTATACTGGCTCTAACATGACCTGGCATATTAGCCTTGCCCTGCTTTTCTTCTTTACGTTGATATTCAGTAATATTATTGGCACGTTTAGGGCTACCTTTTTCCCAACCTGGTCTTGATTTGAATTCTGTTCTAAAGTTGCTGATAAAGTCCAAGACCTGTTCTTCACTGCTGCCTGTAAGAACCATTTCCAATACATCACTTAAGAAGTTCTGTATGAATTCTGGAGTATCGCTACGCTTTAGATCCAAGCCCATGGCCTTGATCTTACCAGGTTTGCCTTCTACATCTTGTCTCTTACCTTCTTTGTCATAGTATAATACAGCATAACGCTTCTTGGTAATGAACAGTGCTTTAGATCCTACGATTTCTCTACCAGCCTTAATAACTTCTCCTCTGGACTTGGGACAATGAAAAGCATCCAACATAAACTGACTAAAGGTTTGGTTAACTTCATTGGCTATTTGGTCGTAGAGTTGAACTATTGTTTCCTTAGTCCAAGGTATAGATCCTTTGTTAATGTCTTTCTGTAAAGTCCTATAGGCACTAAAATAACAACTGTCAGTATCACCGTATATAATGGCTCTACCAACATGATCAAAATCTCCAGTAATAACTTCATTGACCTTACCTGCCATATGACGAGCAATGGCTCGGCCTGTTAGTGTGGTTGATTGCCCAATGCGTTTATCAAAAAATCTACAACCCGGATTAAGAATAGCACCGTATAGACTATTTAGGTTAATCTTCTTAACTAACTGTCTTTTATCCCAATATTCCTCTTCGATTTTATTACCAGCAGCGATAGTTTCTTTTAGCTTGGCCTGCATTTCTTTTCGTTCTTTATACCATCGTGCTAACAGTCCAGGAATGATACCTTCACGTTCGTAGGTAAAGATAGTGCCATTGGCACTCATAATAAATGGTTGATTACTTTCAAAGATTAACCTATATACTTCAGCAGCACTAAGAACATCAATAGTGCCATCTTCCCAGTCTATGGTAATCTCTGTGCCAATTTCTTCGTTCATCACCGCAGTATATTCTAAACTACCGAATATGCCTTCCCAAGATGCGGCAAAGCTCTTGCCCTTGGCCATTTGTTGTTGGAGATACTCCTCGGTCATAGTTTGACGAAGTTGTCCTACAATAGTTTCTGGACCCATGTTTAGGGCACGAATAGCTGAAGGATACAGACTGTTAATATCTAATGAACCAACCCAATCATGTATACCTTCTTTAGGATAGGCCACATAAGCACCTGCGGCAGCTTCGTCATCACGCTCACTCATTTTAGTTCTATTAGGAACTTGAAACCCACGACGATGTGCTTCGTTGATAATAGCCTGTTCAGTCACAGCCACTGCACCCATTGTGGTCTGTAGTAATACAGTATTTTCGTGTGCCAGTTTGTTGCTTAGATCCAAGAACTTGAGTTTTTGGTCCAACTTGTTGAGTAGGGCACAGTCTTGTCTGTTATATTCGATGAACTTACGGAAGTCGTTGTTGTAGAGCTGATCCAATGTGCCTTCGTATACGGTTTTGCTTTCTCCGACTTCCATTTCTCCGATAGCATCCAGCCTGTATGTGTGTCTTTCTTCATAGGTATATTTCCTGTAGAGTTCTAAACTGTCTAAATGAACACGACCAACAAGGTCGTAGGTAGTTGCGGTCTTGCCGAATCGTTCATATTCACGCTTTCTTGGGTATTGATCAAACAAACAAAACCTTCGTGTGTCGTCTTTGCTCAAGACCTTGGTCACACGATTTACTGTATATGGAATATCATAGCCTTCACTGTTCCATCCACTTAAAACATCTGCGTCATCTATAAGATTTAAAAATGTGTCCAGCATCTCTGCTTCTGTTTCAAAGATGTGTGTATTGGGAAAGTCTTTGACTAACTCTCGTGCCTGTTCTGCACTGATATTTTTTGGAGGAATTGCCAAACATACTAAAGTATCCAGCCATTGTAGATGAATACTGATAGCAGTGATTGGCATAAAAGCATCGTCCGGGCTGGCATAGCCACGCTCCGGATCAAAGTCTACCTCAATATCAAAAAATGCTACATTTAGTTTGGGTGATTCTGCGTTAAGATAGTTCTCGCTAAGACAAACAAATAGGGGATTAATATCTGCTTCGTAAAGTTTCTTATTGGAATGTATGGCCATTTCCTTACGAAAGTCTTTACTGTTTTTACAATTGACACGACTTAGTGGCTCGCCATATATACTTGTATAACGTCCTTTTGGGTCTGGGTAATAGAATGAGTATTTGACTGGATATTCTTTAAATACTCTTCGTCCTTCTTGGCTGCGTTCAACAACCTTGATGATTTCAGCATCACGCTGAAAATACGCATCTACATACATAAGTTCTCCTATGTCTTTTGCGGCAGACAAATACCTTGTTTGCGATTTATGGCTCGCCAGCCCCGATATACATATTAATTATGCCTACAACATAAATCAGTGAAATAATTACCTGCATGGCTACTAAACTCCATTTGCGCCATACAAGACCTAATATAACCCAATTTAAATTACCTATTAATAAGATCCAAAGATTCAGAGGAAAAATATTAAAGCTGGTCAAAGCGACCCCGCCCAATAGTATTATTGAACTTAGCCATTCAAATGCTATTAACATTAGATTTTTTTAGTGATATCTAAAATTGCTTCGACTTCTTTCCAATCTGCGTCGTGAGCATTCCAATCGCCCTTGTGTGCGATTTTGATAGCACGATTTATCACAGCAGGTTTGATGTTGAGTTCTTCTGCCACTGCTTTGACAGTATCTTTGAGACCTTCTTGTAGATCTTCAATTTCGCGAAGAACGGTTGAACCTTCATTAATTAGTCTTTCCAATTTGGCCTTTTCTTCAGGACCATACATACGACTTGACATAGTGTCTCCTTTTTGCTATAATACAACACTTAAAACTTTTTGTCAATACTACGATGAAAAAATTACTTGCCATTTTAGTTGTTGCTAATTTTGGATCTGCCCAAGCCTACTTAGGTACTTGGAATGATCCTCTAAAGTCGTTTGATGCTACTGTTAATAAAAGAGAACGCATCACTCTTACTTGGAAAGTAGAAGAAAACGTAGTTGAAGCTTGTCATAAACATAGTAAAGCAATGGGTTTTACACAACGCCTTGGTCCGCTTACTGCTTGTAGTTTTTGGGAGGGCAATACCTGCACTATAATTACTTCACGTAATCCAACTATGCATGAAATTGGGCATGAAGTAAGGCACTGCTATCAAGGGAATTGGCATTAAGGCTGCGGCATCTCACCTCTAAGTTTTTGATGTCTTAGTAGTAGATTATCTAAATCGGGTAATCTACCCATTTCTTTACCTAGTTCGTTAGCTAATAATGCTAGTTCTTGTTCTTCATCTACTGTAAGTGACGAACTTGTAGGAGGAGTAATACCAGGAGGAGGTTTAGCAGCATTTGAAGATCCTTGTGCAGGACCGGATGCAGGTGGTTTAGCAGCATTTGAAGATCCTTGTGCAGGAGGATTAGAAGATTGACCTGGCTTATCCTTTGTACTTAGATAACCTGCTAAACCGGCTGCTCCTGCTGCTGCTGCACCACCTGCCGCAATTTTGCCTGCATTATTTGTCGTATTTACTGCCGCAGGTGGTGTAGGTGCTGTGGGTGCGGCAGGTAAAGCAGGGCGACTAACCTGCACTGCTGGCCCCATATCTTTTACTACTCTTGCATCTTGAGCACCTGCTTTAGTCATTGATGTACCTGTTTTTTTAACAGTAGTACTAACTGGGCCTTCTTCTATTCCTGCCAGCTTTTCTCTTAATGCAGCTATTTGTTCTATAGGATTCATATCATTTTCCTCTTTTGTTACATAATCTTTTACTGCTTGCCCGAGGGCATCATAATCTCCACGTCCAATATCTCTACCAAGATTTAAAGCATCCGGGATTCCACCTAAAACCCACCCCATTGGTCCAGGTATAAGATATCCAGCAGCAGCTAATACTGAAATTACCGATCCTGTTCTATCACCTTCTTGCCATCTTTCATATGCATCTTTTACACTTAGAGCAGTCATTGCTCCGGGTATAGGTGCGAAAACTTTTTGACCTGCTTTAGCAGCAGCAACTTTATCCGCATATTTAGGTGCAGCTTTAAGAATAGTTTGTTTAGTAGCAGCACCTGCCGCCGCAGTGGGAGCTAGGTCTTTAACTACATCTACTGCTATTTCTCCGGCCTTATTTAAAGGTTCTACAGGCTTCTTTTTTTGAGGCCCTGAAGGATAATTAGCTTCAATAATATCTATATATTTTCTCAGTATCATCTTATAGATTTAATCATGGACAATATATAGTCATCATCTGACTGAATATTTTCCTTCATTTGAGGAACAGTCATTTTAGCACCAGCAAAAATCTTATTAGGATCTTTTATCTGCGGATTCATTTTCATTAGATCATTTATTGTAGTATTAAAAGTTTTTGCTATCTTAGTTAAGTTATCTCCTGGTTTAATAACATAGCTACCACCACTTGCAGGAGATGGTGTAGGTTGTTGTTTTCCACCCTCTAACTTATCTAATAATTCTTTAAATCGATTTACCTTAGCTGGATCCACTGTTTGATTTTGATCTGGAGGATTTGCTGCTTGACCAGTATCATCCGGCTCACTACGATTTTGTGCAGCATCTACATCTGCTTGAGTCATTCCTGCTGGTAATTTTTGTTGAGCTGCCACTGCTGCGTCTACACCTGTAGAATCGTCTTGAGCACCGCCTGTTTGAACGTCAGGTGCTCTAACAGGCTGAACAACTGGCCCATCATCTTCTGGTTCGTTACGATTTTGTGCAGCATCTATCTCTGCTGGTGTTAAACCAAGAAATTGACCGCCTGCATCAGCATCGTCTGCTCCAATAGTAGTTGGAGGAACGAATTCTCCAGGAGGGTTAGCAGCTTGACCTGGCTGTTCTTCTGATCCTGCACTAAGCACAGGGTTTCCTTCACTGTCTACTACATTGCCTCCTGAAGCTGCTTGCACAGGAGTTTTTCTTTCAATATTATCGTCGTTTGGCCCTTCTTCATTTACTCCAAACTCCTGCATGAGCATACGAGCTATGCTGCTTTTCATATCAGGACTTTCTGTGATAACTTGTTTGTTGATCTTTGGTGCAGGTTTTCTGTTTTCAACTGATTCGTTCAGAACTTGACGTTTGTTAATAGTCTCTAACTTAGTCATTAATGCTTTGAAATCCATTTTACTTTCCTTTAATCTTTTCGCAGTCGTTTACTCGTTTGCCTGCGTTCTTGCCTGTGCCTGGCTTGGTGCCTACCTTACGATGTCCCGGCCAACAATTTTTTGGACCAGCAACACCTTCCTCCATCTTGGGAGGATCAATAGTCAGTGTAATGACACCATCTTCAATATATCCTTGAGCAGTTACTCTTGGCACACCTGGGCCTGGGCTGTATCTACCACGAATATCACCTTGTAATACCACAGCATATTCTTTACCACCTAATACCACTGATGCTTTAGGAATAACATTTCCACCCTGTGAAGGTTCAGATGGAGTAGGTTTGAATCCGCCAGTAACTTGTCCGTCTGGTCCTATTGAGACTCTTTCTGTTACTTTTTTAGCTAATTTTTTAGCCTGCTCAGTTTTACGATTTTGTGATTCTGCTAATTCTGTTTCTACTGATCTAAAGTATTTGCCTATCATGCTGGGCTTGGCATCAGCTTTTTTGTTTAACATCTGTTGTGTAATAGGCTTAGATTGTTCCTGCATGATGATGCTTTCTGCCTGTGTAAGACGATTGGTCTTACTTTCTACAATATTGAGGAAACGCTTCATGTCATCTTTGCCAGAGGCTTTGCCAGGACTAGGATTGTCTAAGGCCTTCAATATTTTTTTCATGTCCATTACTTGGTTTCCTTTTCTATACAACCTATGCAATTGCAGTCTGGGCAACTTTCACATTCTTGACAACTATGCCCACAATGTGGTTCGCATCGACAGGCAAAGCATATATCCTTTTTTACCATAAGTGCCATATATGCTCCGTAGTCATCGACCCATTTAGGTAATGGCATTACTTTTTGGCCTGCTGCTTCCACATTGCTGCGGCTGCTACAGCCTTGGGATCTTTAGCACCACCTTTCTTAGCGGCTGCTTCTACATCTTTAAATCCCTTACCTGGCTGACCAATGTCTCCGCCTGCCTTGGCTTTCTTAACCACAGCAGATTTTTCTGCCTTGCTCATTCCTGCGCTTGGTCTAGCTTCTTTTAATCGACCATCTTTTTCTGCTGATTTTAACATAGCAGCACGGTCACTATAACCTTTTACACCAGGCTTAATATCTTTGGCTGCTGCCTTTTCACCTGCTGTAGGATTCTTAACGTGTTTCATTGTGGTCTTGGCCTGATGACTTGCTTCATACATACCGCCACATTCTTTTATACCATGCACTGGACAGCTTTTACCTTTTGGTGTATGATTACACTTGGCAGCTTCATCTACTTTCTTGTCCTTGGCTGCTTTTTTCATTGGCTCTTTTTTGTTGCCATCTTTGTCTAAGTCGATATAATCTGGTTTGGCAGCTTCTTTAACATTTTTACCTGCACGAAGTTTAGCAAAATCGCTTTTTTCTAATTTGCCGTCCTTGTCTGCATCTAATTTCTTTTGGTTGCCCTTAAGTGCCTCCTGCATTTTCTTAGCTGCTAGTGGTGCTGATTTATCTAAATGCCTCATAACTTCCATAGCCTTATCTACTTCTGCTCGCAGCTTAGGGTTTGTTTTGTATAAAGGATGAGCCATTGCTTCTTGTGGAGTTAGCCCTTTAAATGGCCCTACGGTGAATGTTCCAGCACCAGGTTTGGCTGTATCTGGTGGGCTTGGAGGTTGCCCCATTTGAGCTGTATACATACCTGATTCACTGGTTTTTTGGCGCTCTTTCTTGGCCTTACGCTTCATTTTCTTTTCATCAGCATCATCAGCAGTGTCTTGACCCGGTAAATCACGCTTGGTATATTGTGTGCCATAAGCAGATTTTGTAGCAGTATGTTTGCTTAATTCTTTGGTTTTAGGACCTTCACTGTTCGGTTTGTCCTTGCCAAAGTAGTAATCATAATCTTCTTTGCTGCCTTCGCCTAAGGCACGCATCTTGGCCTTTATGGCCATGTTTCTTGCTTCATTTAGTTTTTGTTCATAGGCACGACGAACACTTTCGCTATACATTTCAGCGTTTTCAAGGTGATCACCATACTCTGAAACTTTCATTTCATACTGCATGTAATGATATACACTGCTGATATAGTCAGCTGCCTTGGTAATCTTGGCCTGAACCCATCCTTCAAGTTCTTGATTTTCGTTAATCATCTTGAATAATTTAAAACTATACTGGGCCAGTTTGAATAAGTCAGCACGAGCCATTTTGGCTTCATGGTCGTCTGGTCTGTTCATCATATCGTGCATTTGAGAATTCTCCGGGTTTCTATATATTTAGCGTTTTACTACGCCTCCAATGGCTAATAAATTATCGCCATCGAGGGCATTATGACCTACAGGTTGTTTTTTAGCTCGTTTGTTCTTAACGAATGGGCCAGTTGTGACATTGCCTGCTGAAGTAGCACCTGCTGTGGCTGTTTCTTGTAGTTCAATAGGTTTACTGCTTAGGTATTGAGGATAGGTCTTGTTAAAGTGACGCATTATCACTCCAGCAACAGCATGTGCTTCATTTTCTTCAGGACTGCCTGTGTCGCCGCTATGCGGACCTATCTGGTTATCCAGCATCTGCTTGAAATGAACAAGTTCATGTGCCAGAGTTCTTAATATATCATTAGGATGTCTATTGCTTAATCCTATGTCTATTATAAGTTCGTCATTGTTAAAACGGCCAAATGTAGGTTGATGTTGATCACCTACATTTTTCATTAGTTTAATTCTTGGTAGTTTTTCTATTTTTAATACATGCATGGCTATGGGCAAGAAATCTTTCATAGCACTCATAAAGTCTGTGGTCACTATGCTCTCATAAAGACTCTGCTTCATGGTGATTTCTACATTTTCTTTCTTGGCCTTACCTGCCTTCATATTGGCCATCCAATGTGCGAGTTGTCCTTTACGCCCACCTTGTTTAGCCACCTTGCGTAGTGTGCCTACTGACGCTTTGGTTGGTACTCCATGACGCTTGCTATCACCTTTGTCCTGTGGGTTCCGACCATCAGCAAAGTTTTCCTCCATATCTCCGCCGTCACCACCTTCACCTGCTCCGCTGTCTCCGCTATACCCAGGGTAGTAGCCATACCAGCCATAGGGACCAGGACCATAGGCTGCTGGTCTACTACGACGGCGTTTCTTACGACCTTCATCTACAGGATTAAGTAGTTCACGCAATAACACAATTATGCCTCAAATATATCCAAACAATGATTCCAATGCTTGATACGATCGTCAAGACCTATTGTGCCACCGTTGATTCTTTTACTTA